TATTGGATTCTACTTATGCAGTACAAGTAAAAGGACGAGCCGATAGAAATTACCGACTCGTCATAGGGGAGAATTAGTTAACTGCTTGATTTAAATTTTCACTTACAGCAATAGCGATTCTTTTTTGTGTATAGTCTTTAATCACTTCTCCTGTTCTGTTATTAAATACTTGATAATATCTATCTCTCCATATACCACGCTGTCTATAAACTATTTTTACTGCATACATAATTCTCTCCTTATGTTTTGTTTAGCAACTTTTCTTGAGCCTTTACTTCCACGCCTTTTAGATATTTTGGCAAATTTTGGTGTATAGCCACCTGAAGTTCTTCCCCAAGTCTGTGCTTTTTTTCTACCTACTTTCATTTCTAACGATGATTTCATGTTTTTTTCTCCTTAGTTGTTAATTACAAGACTAATATTGAACTATTTCTAAGAGAATTACAACTATTATTTAATCTTTTTTTGGTAATTCTTTAATACTAAATCTTCTTGAAGTATAGGCTTCTTTTGCTGGTACTACCTTCTCAGGTTGTGCTTTGTAATTAATTGTCTGCCAAACGACCTTATGGCTTTCAGAATAGCCTTCTTTAGCTTCTTTCATAGACATCATGATGCTTTTCTTAGCTTCTTCAATATTGTCCTTTAGATTCTTTATTTGTGCTTCCCAAGCCACAATATTATCTATCTGTACTTGGTCTTGCTTTGTTAGTTCGGTAGATTCGCCATTGTCTTGCGGTGTGATATATCCAGCTTCCTTTGTGTCAAAAGGATCATACCAATCACAATTAGCTATCCTGTTGTTAAAGTCTATAACTGTTGGTTCAAGCACATCTGTCTCCCATTGTTCATTACGCTGATAGAAATACATTCTTAGATCAGAACCATTTAAAACACACACTACCGCCCAAGAATATTCGGTAATAGCCATAAGACCTTTAACCTGTATAACACCACGATAGGTTGGTAGGCTTTCGCTTAGTGGTGCATTGGTGACTTTGATTTCAACAATACCTTTACCATTCAGCTTAATGCCTTCACCATCTTCAAGTTCAGGACAATAAAAACCTTTCTCTACATCTTTGGTAATAAAAAGATTGTCTGCTACACCAATACAATCTATTGATCCATTTAGTGTGACCTTTTTATGTCTTACCGCTTCTTCTACTACCAACTGTATATCTAATAAGCCAATCCTTTTAGATGCCAACTCAGCTACAGGTTTTTCTAAGACATTACCTACTTCCATATAATTATTGGTAGGTATTCTTATATCTTCACCTTTTAAGGCTTTATGACAATTCTCCAATATTTGATTCCTTGTTTGATAAGGATTCTGTCCTGTAATCAATGGCTCTAATAAACTACAACTGATTTCATAATCAGGTGTTAGTTTGCCAACAGCTTCAGCAGTATGATCAATCTTTTGTGTTTTCATCTTCTTCTCCTTTTACGATTAGTCTGTATCCCTTGTTTTTTACTAGTTCTAACTTTCCAGTCTCTTTTAATTTTCTTAGCAGAAACAAAATGCTTTGTGATCTCATATCTGGTAATAATTCATATATTTCTGACTTTTCAAAAATTCTTTGACCAAAATTTCCCTTTTTTTCTTCTTGCCGTCCTAATGTTTGCAAAATCAACATCTCAGGATAACTAAGCAATTTTGTTTCATCAACAAATTCATTCTTCATAAATTTTAATTTATAAGTTATTGTTTCTGGAATTTCTGATTCATAGTCGCACATAAGTAGCATTGCTTTTATTTCTCTTCTGCTAAATGGTATATTTTGTTTTTTTTGCATATTCATTAACAATTTTTGTTGTAGCTGAATCACTTGTTCTTCAGTTTCAAAGCCATAAGGAAACAACATATCATCTTCTACTCCATGCCAACCTACATCTCTAAAGTATTTATAAAGAATTTTTAATTCTTTCTTAGTTAAGTTAATTTTCATATTTATCTCCTTTATTTAATAATTTCAATTTCTGATTCTGTTTCAATAACAACTCTTGCACCGCAAGATAAGATTGGTTTTTCATTACCACCATATCTAACAACGCTATCACCAAATATTTTTACTGCATGACAATAAGTATTTTTTTTGCCTTGCTTAACTGTAATAACAGGCTCATTGGTATTGTTTTTTTTATTCGCTCTGATCTTGTGCTGATTCACATGGATATAAGTTTTCATCTTCTTCTTCTTGTTTATTTTGTTTGTACATTTTCATCAATGCTTGATAAAACTTCTTCTCGCCCTGTTTCTTCTTCGGTTGCTTGTATTGATAGGGATTCTTTTTTTTCATGCTTAATGATAAATTCTTTCATGTCAATCATCCACAGTTTTAAGGCAGTAGCTTGTTTGGTATGAAATTCTGCATTACCAAAATCCTTTCTAGCCTGTTCATTATGATAATCAATAATCTTCAATATTATGCCTATGGCATCCTGATATGGCTGCCTTACCGCAGAACTAAAGGTTCTTTTAACTTTGCCCATAATATTTATAAACTTGATCTGATATTTCATCAACAGAATCACGGCATTCTATCGGATCTTCTCTGCCTACTAAATAAACACAAGTAATGCCATGTTCTTTAAACACACATCTGAAGTCAGCAAAATCAACATAGATGCTGTCATGTGAATTATTAAGTAGTAGTTTTAATTTCTTTTTAGTTTTCATTTGTTATCAAAAATTACAATCATGCTATCGTGCATCCCAACTTTATTTTTTACCTTTTCACCTTTGGTGTTATAACCTATAAATTTAACTCTGCCCTTTAAAAATCTTATTTCTTTTGCATTGGGTAAAATGTATTCGTGAAATAAAATTGTGCTGGTGCTTACAGGCAACAACAAAACACACAGCTTTCCTTTTTTTGATTCTTCTAATGCTTTTTTCACAAACGCTTCTTTTAATTTTCTGCTATAAGGTGGGTTTATAAAATTTCTTTCTTTCCAATCAATTAACAAACCATCCTTTTCTTTTGGTATCTCGCCATAATGCAAAGGACACGGATCAAAGTTAAAATTAAATTCTTGATTCAGTTCATCATATAAATATCTTGGAGTTTCCCAGTTATCGCTATGTACTAAATTTCTATTTTTCATTTATCGTTCCAATAAATTCTTAACTTGTGATGGATGCCAAACATCTTTGCCATATCTGGTTTTAATTTGTCTATCTGTTAAAGCATCAGCAATACCTTGTAAGTTTTTAACACCTGACGCTTGTATCTCTTTAATTATTGGCATAACAGTTTTTTTATAGGCTTGATATTTTTTTGTTCTTGCCTTGCTCATGGCTTCCCATGAGTTTTTCATTTTATGATTTTCTTTCATTGTTCTCCTTCTGGTAATTGATAAAATCGCATCCAAATATACTTCTCAAGCATTTCTCCTGTATATCCCAATGCTTCACCTTCGGCTTTGAGCCTATCGAGTATCTGATCGTTAATTTCGTGACTCATACTAAATAAATCTCCAAGTTCCAAACAAAAGCCAAGATGATGCCAAACATTAACAAAATGATGAAGTCTTTAGGTTCACGCATTTTTTCTTCTTTTTTTATTATTAGCTTCTCTTGTCATGTCATTCTCCAAACCAAACCATTCTTCAACAATAACCTTTTTAAGTTCTGCATCAGACATATCTGTATTGTTGGATAATAATTCAATGTGTTGTGGCTTAACAATTAAAGTTGCATACCTATGATACTTCTCGTCAGTAAATTTAAAATGATAGTTAGTACCATAATAAATCCATTCATCATTTACTCTTTCTGTATTGCTCATTGTGATAGTTCTCCTGAATTGTGTAATTGTAAAATATATTTTGCCCTTGCAACAGGATCGGTAATGTACAGCAAAGATACCAACTCATTGCCTTCATAACCTTCAATGCAATTGTCTTGTACTTTATAAATCATTGACAAGCCTGTATCAGTTCCCATTCATCCCAAGATACAATCTTAGGATGCAAATGTTCATGTTGTTGTTTTTTTCTTTCCAGCAATAGATCATTGTTGGACTTAACGTGTAAGACATATTTGTTGGTGTCTTGCCATTTAACTATTAGTGCTTTCATAATTTTCTCCTTATAGATTTGCTAAGTATTTAGGTTCTGGTTTTGAGTTAATAAAATCATTTACTTGTTCTTGAGCGTCTTGCTTAAAAGTTGCTTTATCTTTTAAATAAAAACTTGTGTCATAAGCTGGAATAATAAAATGATACCAATAGTAAGCAATCACTATTTTAAAATTGTCGCAGCAATGTATGTTTTGTAAATGGAATTGAGTGTGTTTAGCTTCTAAAGAATCATTTTTTCTATATTGCCAATGATAATGCGCTAATTGATGGCGCATAGAATAAAAATTTAAAGTTTCACTTTTACCTTTAAAATCTTCTTGCACTCTTTCTACATATTCTAAAAGTTTCATAATTTTCTCCTTAGTTGTAAATTACAAGTGCATTTTAAAACTATTATTAAAACTATTGCAACATTTTTTTACAATTATTATTGACAAAAAAATAAATAATAGTTTATGGTGTCACTTCATGGAGAAAACTCAATGACGGAACAACTAACAAATGGACACTATCGTTTAGAAGATGATGTTCATTTTCAGGACTTCTGTACTAACATTTGGCTTCGTTATCTAACAGAGAAATCTGTTAAGGAAGAAGAAGCGTTAGACCTTGATCCTTTTGTTGAACTGAACATGGAGTTTTTAAAACATTGTTATTTAAAATTAATTAAAGGAGATATTACGAGATGACAGATAATCCATTTGTTTTTGATTCAGAAGATACTCCTTATCTAAAACATCACTTTCAAGAGAAGTGTTGGTATCGTGGTAAGGAAAAAATAGACGTAAATTATTTTATGGTTGATCCAGCTACTATTCTTATGGGGTTCGGTATGTACGATCCATCAAGCGGTTATGACTATAAATGGCAGAATGATTTATTTACATCCATAAACAGACCTAGTGAAGAATATAAAAAAGCCTTTTCGGTTTGGGTATTACCTAAATTTGTAGAAGGTTCTAATAATATTGAACATCCTGTTTCTTTATGGCAAAGACATTCATTCGGTGAATACAAAGGTTTTCAAGAAATGGGTGCTAGTTTCTACGCAGAAACACAAAAGCCTGAGAATGAAGGTAAATTGCCTGTAGTTAAATATACAGGCTCAGAAAGTATTTCAATTGGAAAAGGATCAACTTCGATTCCACACTTTGAATTTGTCGGTATGAAAGACCGACCTAAAGAGTTCGTTATCCCTGATTGGTATAGCGAGTCACCATCTGACAATCAAAATGGCAATAGCCAACATGATAATTTTCTCCCTACGTCAGATGGTGACACTCAAACTTCACATCCTGTATTAGATACATTAGATTCAGGCGATATTCCATTTTAAGGTTTAGTCTTGGAATTGGATTGGGAGAAAATCGCACCTGAAATTGCGGTGCAAATCTTAGGTGAGCCATCAAAAAAAGATGGCTCATACTATCGTTGGGGTAATAAAGGCAGTCTTGCCCTTAATTTAGAACAAGGTACATTCTTTGATTTTGAAAATAATCAAGGTTATGGACTTATAGAATTTATTAAGAATCGTGGTTTAGACCCTGATGATTTCTTAAAAGAATATAAGCCTGTAGAAAAAGCAAAGCCTACTAGAACATTTACTGATAAAAATATGTACCAGCTAAAAACTGAGTCTGTCGTTTATCTTCGTTATTCTGATTCTTTTTGTGTAATGAGGTTTCCTAATGAACATTACATCAAACAAAAATATGCACCATTTACTAAAATAAAAGATCAATGGGTAATGAAAAGACCTGATGGCATCTTGCCTATTTATTGTGAGAATCAAAAGCCTGAAGATTATGTAGTCATTAATGAAGGTGAGAAAGCCTTATTAGGTTGTAAAAGCATATACGATGGCGATGTTTGTACATGGCATGGTGGTGTAAATAATTTAGACAAACAAGATTGGACACCACTTAAAGATAGAAAGGTTATTATTTTTCCTGATAATGATGAAGCTGGTAAAAAATGTTCTGAAGAATTAAAAGATAAACTTAGTCAGATAGCTACAGAAGTAATTATTGTAAAGCCGCCAAGAGAATTCAAAGATAAAGATGATTTATATGATGCAAAGGTTAATGACTTCTTTTCATCGTCACAACAGTTTTTGGATTATTGTTTAAATAATCAAATCAAAAAAAGAGTTTCATTTGACTTAGTGCAAGTCAATGAAATTATGCAAAACATTACACCACCTAAATGGGTGGTAAAGGACATATGCGAAGAAGATAGCGTTGTAGCCATTTTTGGGCAGCCTAAGAGCGGAAAATCGTTTGTGACAGTAGATTTAGCCTGTAACATAGTTTTAGGTCGTGAATGGCACGGACATTCGACTGAGCAGGGTTCTGTTGTTTATCTAGCCGGTGAAGGTATGAGGGCAATATCTAGGCGATTCTTAGCATGGCAACAATTAAATGCCACAAGAGTAAAAGATGCACCATTATTAATATCTACTAGGGGTGCAAGATTATTAGATGATAAAGACCATCAATTATTAAAAGACACGATAGATAGAACACAAGATGAATCAGGCAAAGTCAGAATGATTGTGGTGGACACGCTTCAAAGAAATTTTGGTGCTGGTAATGAAAACTCTACAGAAGATATGTCAGCATTTATTGAAAGAATAGATGATCTTAGAGATTCGTATTCTACTTGCATTTGTATTGTGCATCACACAGGACATGGCACATCATCTAGGGCAAGAGGTAGTTCTGTTATACAAGCATCTGTAGATTGGGAGTATAGAGTTGCTAGAACCAACCTTGGTAGTGATATGTTTGTAGAATTTAGCCAAACATTAGTCAAAGATGGTAAACCTGTTATGCCAAAGAACTTTAAATTTATAGAGCAGAAACTACCATTTCATGACATGACATCAGGTGCATTACAACTTGTTGATGTTGGTGATATGCCTAAGAAAACTAAGATATCAGAGAAAGGACAAGCCATTATTGATGCAATTAAAGCTGTACAAGATAAAGCATCTGAACCAGCAACAATATGGTTAGGACAAGCAGAGATAACTAAGATAACCAATCTTAATGATTCTACTGTAAAAACATGGTTAAGAAAGTTAGTAGATCAAGATGTTTTGACTTATGAGAAGGGCAAAGGTTATCAAACTAATGAATATAACTCGGAGATATTCTGAATGTCTTTAGAAAGTAAAGAGATCAATATTAGACCAATACCAAAAAAAGAATATGAAGCATGGGTGAAATATAAACATTATGCAGGTAGATTATGCAGTATTGAAATTTGTTTTGGTTTATTTATCAATAAAGATTTAGAAGGCATATGTTCTTTTGGACAATCACCTTCTCCATCGTTATCAAAAAGCATATGTGGTGAAGATTTTGTCCAAGATGTTTTAGAACTTAATAGATTGTTTACAAATGATAACTTGCCAAAAAATATTCTTTCTTTTTTTGTTTCTCAATGTATTAAAAAATTATCCAAACCTAAGATTATTGTTTCTTTTGCTGATGCAAATATGAATCATAGTGGTTACATCTATCAAGCAACAAATTTTATTTACACAGGAGAAACAACAAATAATTTTATTTGGATAGACAAAAACAATGAAGAGTTCCATTTTAGAAAATTAGGTCATTTACAAAAAAATAATTCCTTAAATGTGTCTTTAAAAAAGGTTAGAAAAGATGAAAGCCAAATAAATAAAATTGAATTTGCAAATTTCTTAAAAAAGCATAAGTCTAAATTTACTGCAAAAGATTTAGATAAGATCTGTAATCATAAAGATACTGCTTCACATTGGTTTAGAACTGATGCTGGATTTAGTTTTCCATCCATTGAAGATTATAAAATATTAAAAAAAGTTTTGAATTTGCCTGATACTTATGATGCAGTTATGTTGGATTATGTTTTAGTAGCTGATACTAAACAGATAATAAAAAAGTTAGGTTTAAAGAAACAAATTGTTAAACCAAAGCATAGATATATTTTTTTTCATGGTGATAAAAGACAAAGAAAAGAATATCAAGAAAATTTTTTATTAAGCAAAGAAAATTATCCTAAGAAAAAAAATATTAATTATTCGGTAAATAAAGAAAATTTTCAGCAACAAAAGGAATTATTCTAAAGAAATATGGTTTGTAAATGGTTGTTTTTGGTTGGTAAATCAGGTGGTTTTAGGGTGAATGGCATAGGAAAATGGTTGGTTGTATATACATCTCTATGTATACAACCACCAACCATACCAACCAAACCAAATTAAAAATATGTATTCCGAATCTGTAATAGAAATAATAAAAAACATCAATTCCCTTGAAAGGCAATTAATTACTGACTTTGGTGTTGATGAACCTGTCAGATTAGTCAATACAGAATTCCAAAAAAGGTTTCAACTAGCACAAACTAAATACAACCTATCGCTCTCATTCCCTGATAAATCAAGGGATTTAGAGAAAATGGCAAGTATGATGTTAAGAGCGTGGAAGTCTTTACAGGATCAATTACTTAAAGAAGGTGTTATGCCACTACCAGTAGATACATGGAAACTTAAACATACAGAAACAAATAGAGAAGTATTTATTTGTAAGGATGAAGCTGGAAAGAAGAATGTGCAGAAACAGTTTGGCAAATATGCAATTGTCTTATCAGCAGATGAATTACTTAACATGATAGATCATGATATCTTTTTAGAATTTGTGAAACTGACAAAACAGGGATTATTACCTACAATACTTTCTTACAAAGCTAAAACCAATGAGCAAGAAGAAATGTAGTTATTGCTTACGAACCTTACCAGCAGATATGTTTGAGCAAGGAAGCAACACCAAAGGTGAATATTTTAGGACAGAATGTAGAACTTGTACTCAAGAGAAAAGAGTTAAAGCCAAGAATCAAACACCTTATACCTATCTAAATCTTTTATTTACACAACTCAAATCCAGCAGAAGAAAGTCAGATATTGAATGGGATATAGAATTAGATTACATAAATAAACTATGGGATAAGCAAGAAGGTAAGTGTGCATTATCAGGCATCAACATGACATGGCATCGTGGCGGTGGTAGTACAGATTATGCTTGTTCAATAGATCGTAAAGATTCTGATAAAGGTTATGTGGTTGGCAATATTCAATTGGTATGTCGTACTGTTAATTTTATGAAATCAACATTGAACGATGCACAACTTTATTGGTGGTGCAAAAACATTGTTGAACACAAGGAAAGAAATATATAATGCCTTTGTGGTGCGATGATTCTCTCCCTGATATATTTTCTCCTATCATCGCACCATCTTGATTATGAACTTAAACATCAAAGCAGATTTAAAACCATTACTAAAAAACTTAGATAAATCAAATATCAAAGTAAAATTTGCTGTTAAGGATGGTATTGATAGCACATTAGAATTAGTTAAAAAAGCAGAGATACATCAACTAAAAAAAGATATAGATAGACCAACACCATTTACACAAAATGCTTTCGTTGTAAGAAAAACTAAATTCAATGATGTAGGATTTGAAGGTAAGGTAGAAACTAAACCTATACAAGAAAAATATCTTAAAACTCAAGTGTATGGTGGCAATGTCAAAGCTAAGAGAAGCTATATAGGTGTGCCAACACTTAAAGCAGATTTAAATGAGTATGGAAACATTAAAGGTAGAAGAAGTGGTTTTGTAAAAAGGAAGTCAGATTTCATAGCTAACGTAAATAATATTCGTGGTGTCTACAGAAGAATAGGTAAGGGTGAGAATAAAAAACTAGATTTAATTGTAGCTTTTGAAAGAAGCGTTAATTATGAAAAGAGATTTAAATTCTTTGAAGCTGGTAAGAGAGTAGTAAAGAACCATCTACCAAAAAGAATACAAATGCAAATAAATAAAAAGTTTAAGAAGAAGCTATGATAAGGGGTATGCAAAGGTACTGTTTAGCAACATACATCGTGGGTGATTCGAAT